TTTGCTGAATAGCTCTATCATCAACATTGCCAGAGATATTAATCGTCTGGTTAACAGTGTTGCCCATAGACCCACCAAGAGCGTTTTGTTGGTCTCTGTTGAGAACCATTTCTCCTGGAGTTAACCATGCAGGAACTGTGTCAGTGCCTTTTGGTCCACCAGCGAAACCTCCACCAGCTAAGTATTGAGCCTTAGGTACGATTCCTCCTTTGGAGAAGAAACCACCAACAGCGTTAGAAGCAGACATTCCACCAATAGCAGCAACAACTGAAGCAAAGCCTGCCGACAAAGTTCCTATTATTGTAGCAGTATTAGCTGTATCTGCAGCAATCTTAGTTGCAGTATTAGCAGCATCTGCGGTCACCTTAGTGGCTGTCTCAGTAGCTTTAGCAGCAGTCTCTGTAGCTGTTTGCGTAGAAAATAGCCCAGTGAATAGTCCAGAGAAAGAAGTCCAAGCTCCAGAGATCATAGTACCTATGTTCCCCATTGCGTTTCCTATCCACTCTCCAACACCATCAATCGCACCAGCTACTCCTTCAGTCGTTACAGAGCCTCCTTGACCTTTGTCTCCAAACATATCAGACATAGATACGTAAATAGGATCAAGAGCATTTCCAGAAGGCTTAGTAGCATCTCCACCAAAAATAGAATCCAATGTAGAATCTATGAATCCTTCAAAAGGCTTCATGGATCTGTCTATCAATTTCTTACCTATTGTTTGAGAGAACTGTAAAGCACCTTCCTTAAGAGCTTCAACGATATTTCCACCTGAAGTCATAGCCTCTTTTAGAGGACCAGCTAAAGTATCACCCATACCAGCCCAGTAAGAGTTATCCATGTTCTGAGTGATATTTGCTGTGTCAGCTGTCATCTTCTGTTGAAGAATTCCAAGATTCTTCTGAATTTCAGCAAGATGCAAAGCAGTCTCTGCTTTAATAAACTTCTGATTCTCAGCATGAGTACCCTTCTTAAGATCATTTACGAACTTCTGATGCTTCTTAGCAAGAGCTAAGACATCTTGTTCATACTTCATTCTTACCTGAGCTTTTTCTTTCTCTTTACCCTCATCCATCATTTCGATCTTAAGGTTTCTTCCTTGATTAATCAAGTCAGTAAGAGATTGACTAAGGGCTTCAGTTTCCTTCTTTCTTATCTCTGCGATATCTCTGTAGATGCCTTTGGTATACTCTGCATACTTCTCTTCGATCTTAGTGATCTCATCAAAAGTATAATCAGTAGAAGACAGTATAGAGCTAAGGTGATCCTCAGCTACAGATAGTTTCTCCTCATGAGAGCTGACAGAAGTTTTAAGAACATCTATCTCACCTGTCTTTAATTTTTCAAAGAACTGAGCTGCAGCTACTTCTTCTTTTGCAGCAGTAGCTTTAAAGATTTCTCTCTTGATCTTAAGATATCTAGCTGAACCTTTAACAAGCTCGTTTGTACTTTTAGCAAACTCATCTAACTGTTTTATCTCTTGGTTTCTTCTGGCAAAGTTAGCTACGCTTTCTCCACCATACTTAGATTCCAACTCTAGTGATTTGTTCTTGTTATCAATCTCTAGTTGTAAGATATCTTCATTTTTCTTCTTACCAAGCTGTATACGCTTATCGTAATGAGCCTTAATGATTCTTTGAATCTCAGCTTCATTACCTTTATGTGACTTAATAAGAGCCTTCATATTGCCTTTGATAAGATCTAACTGAGCATCGTAATCGCTCTGGATCTTCTCTTTAGCAGTTTCAGGGTCTAATCTTAATGATTCCTCCAGAGGTTTCATCAATTTGTCTGTTACTCGTTTCTTTAAGTCAGCAGCAGCATCTGCATCAAGGTCTACCTTAATGATGTGCTCACTAGCTTTCTTAAGTTCTTTCTCTAGCTTGATAGCTGTCTGAAGACCTTCGCTTAGGTACTTGACGTTGAATTCACCGAAGTTAGCCTTAGCTTTTGCAGGGTCTTCCTGAGCCTCCCTCATCCATCTGATCTTTTCAGATTGCTCTGAGATAGCTTTGGCAAGCTCATCTTGCTTATTTCTTTCTTCCCAGAACTTAGAGTGAGCACTCTTTTCAGCTGATATTATTTTTTCCCAATTCTCTTTTATCTTAGCTTCAGCTTGGATAAGAGCATTGATAGAATCACTGCTGAGCCAATCTTCAGAACTCTTTCCATTATTCTTAGCTATATCTGCAATAAATTTCTTTCTAGCAGCTAACAAAATGTTGGTTTCGCTCATCAAAGAAGTAAATGCTTCTGCTTGTTTGACAAAAGTAGCATCATTCATCATACCTTGAAGCTTTAAGTTACCCTCTTTATCGAACTCATAGAGTTGTTTTAAAGAGGACTCCATAGCTGTGATGTCCATCTCAGGCTCTATGGTGAACTTCTCCTTATCACCAAACATGCCTGCTCGGAAAGCTTCCCAAACATTAGTAGGGTCAATTATCTCCCACTTGAATCTAGCTTTTTCAAATTTAGCTATCTCTTCTGCAGTAGCCTCAACACCTTTAGTGAGTGTTGTCACATCATTAATAGCTTCTTCTACTTCATTAGCAAATGCCCAAGCTAGCACATCTCTTCCGATAGTACTTGCTTTAAAAGCAAGTTCATCGAAGAACCCACTAACAGCATCTGTCTTCTCTTTCCAATCTTTCTCCATGAAGTCTGAAGCTGCAGAGAATCCGTTCATCAGGGCGACACTGGCACTATAGCCTGCATAACCAATAGCTGCAACAGCTACAACAACAGCGGTAAGCGCCATAAGGATTATACCGATAGGTGACAACATTAACTTCCATAGTCCTGCCAGAGCAGCTGTGATGATACTTCTTATCGCTAAGACAGCAGTCATCGCTACACCTTTTATAGCAACACCGATAGGGGCTAATAGTGATCCTATCTTATTGAGTGACAGAGCCATTCCTGATGCAATCTTAGATCCCCAAGAAGCACCAATTTGTCCCAGCTTGCTGCTCGATATCGCTGATACTATTGCATCTTTATTTTTAAAAGCTTTGCCAATAATCAGAGGCAACCCTCCCATAAGAAGAACAGTCTCTAGACCATAAAGCAGATACTCTCCAAAAGATGTGCCTGCTTGTTCTCCTTCTTCTGAGAAGTCAGAAGCAGAAGCAGAAGCTCCGTAGAACAACGCTCCAAGCATACCTGCTTTAGCGAAAGACCTAGCATACTTGCCTAATCCCAATAGTCCCCTCTTCATCTTTCTGAAGAGTCCTTCCATCTTGCTCATAAGCACTTTAATGCCTTTGCTTCCCCACATCATCTTGCCTAAGAATCCATCAGGATTAATCATCTTGGTCACATCTATGCCGTACTTCGTCATATTAACTGACAAAAGTGTAAGCATTTTCCCGAAGGATCTTCCCATGTTGCCGATCTTAAGCTTAACGACTGAAGCAATAGCTCCAAAATCGTTAAGGATACTACTATTAGCGACAGTGAAAGAGCTCACATAAGAACTTACGAACTTTCTTGTGGTAGATTGTTTGAAAGCTGAAGCGAACCCAGCACTAAGCAAACCTCCCAGAGCTGTCCATGCCTTAGAGATCGCAAAGATAGACACTTTTAGCGCAGCAAAACCTGCGATAAGAGAACCAACGACACTCTCTCCATCAATACCAGTAAACATTGATAACACAAGCTGAACAGTGTCAAACACTGTCTCGAACATAAGTATGATACCAGAACCAACTAGGCTTCCAGATACTTGCTCGATGAGGCTCACTGCTGCATCCTCTAATGACTCAAATAGTCGAGGAAATGCATCAGAGAAAGCTTCTATATCCATCAAAAGAACTCTAAGAGTTCCAGAAAGGATAGTAGAAATAGCATCTACGAAGTTACCTAAGTAGTAGTCTATGCCTGAAGCTAGTATTGATAGAGCTTCTGTGATCTCTCCTTCTCTAATCGCAGAAGCAATACTGCTTATTCCTGACTTGATTTGATCCCAATTTATGAAAACTAGGAAAGGTATCGAGATCGAGGACATAGTTGCCATCATGGCACCTAACCTATTCAATACAGCTCGGTTATTCTCAATAGTCTGTGTGAGAGCATCTACACCACCTTTAGCTTTCTTGACGTTAGCTTTAATGATAGCACCAATTCTCCCCCAAGTAGCGGAAACTTGTCTTTCTAAAGTTATAAATCTGTTGTGGATGAACGAAGACATCTGCTCTATAGTGGACACAGAATCTGAAGACATGTCTTCAAACTCTTCTGAAACTCTATCTACCAAATCTGGAACGATAGAGTGACCCACAAGAACATCGTATAGATTATAGAATATTCTAATTATCTTATCAGCAGCATCACTTATGTACCGAATAGGCTTCTCTAGAAAACCATTGATTGTGTTGCTTACGTCTTTGAATTGTTTTTTAGCTTTGCTAGACCATCTCTGTAGATCTTTATTAAATCTCTCAAAAGCTTGTGCTCCTCCTAAAGAGAAGACTTCATAATGTTCTAAGAATTTCTTAAAAGCTAACCCAACTGCTGCTAATGCGATAACTGGTCCACCACCTAGTACACCTAGAGCTAGAGCTAAGCCTCCTATTGTAGAAGTTAACTTTACTAATCCTGGATATGCTTTTACCATCTCTGTGAAGAAATTAATCACAGGAGTGGTTGTCTTTATTAAATCTTTTAAGTCTGGTACTAGAGCTTCACCGATTACTCGACTGAATACTCCTACTGTCTCTCCAAGTCTATCTAGATCGCTCTGAAGACTTTTGTCAACTTTGTCAAACTCTCTTGCTACTGTGCCAGCAGATTTACCCATCTGGTCGAATGCGTTAGATAGTTTGACCATCCCTACATCAGATGTAAGAGTCGCTACAGCATTGATCGCTTCTACTGAGTCAAATAATTTACCTAACTCAACAACTGATCCACCAGTCTTGTCTTTGATTTCTCTGAAGAACTCTACAAAACCTTTTTCTGCTAATGCAGCTTGGGTAAACTCTATTCCTAGAGCCTTTGCAGCTTTCTCAGCTTTAGGAGTAACTTTAATTACATTACTCAAGGCGGCCTTAAGACCTGTTACGGCTTGTTTAGTTTGAATACCACCAGCTGTCATAACAGCAAGAGCAGCACCAGTTTCACCGAAAGATACACCTGCAGCATCTGCAGTTGCAGCTACGAAACCGAACGACTGACCTAGTTCCTCTACAGTAGTTTTACCTAATTTAACAGTAGTAAATAGTTGATCAGTAATAGACTCAGCTGTCTCACCATTGTCTCCAAATACGTTAATACCTGTAGTAAGGATGTCTACCGCAGCAGCTAGATCTGTGTTACCAGCTTTAGCTAACTTAGTTGCAGCAGTAAGCTGCTCCATAGCTTGAGAGCCTTCACTTGCTCCAGCCGAGATAATGTCGTAGTAACCCTTTAAGCTCTCTTGAGAACCTGTTCCATAAGTCTTTGTCAGACCATTTACAGATTCTTTAACTTTCTCTAGGTTCTTTACACCTAGTGTTCCAATTTGCAGTAAAGAAGCTTCATACTTCTTAAAATCAGCAATACCTTTAGCAGTAACACTACCGATAGCTGTTCCAACTGCTAAAAGTTGAAACCTCATATCGTTAATCGTATTATTTACTTTCTTCAGTCTACCAGAGACACCTCTCCCGAATTTGTTCAAGTTTCCTTGTGTTTTATCAACCGCTTGGTTGACTGAATCAAGACTGCTTCTAACTCCTTTGAGTTTCCTATCCAGTTTGCTAGTATCAGCTCTTAACTCAATCGTTGAGGAAAATTCTGACATAATAATAATCTCCTGTTATATATGAGGATTCCTTGCGATAGGGTTGCCCTCTTCATCGAACATTCCAGCTGCAATAAATTGCTTCTTCAAATGTTCTGGTGTGTTATTCCAGTCTACTAGATTATTACCTGAATTCTTTTTAGTTTCACCGTATGATAACTGAGCATATACATCTTCTACAGACATATTTTTAGGTTTTCCACCTACTGCTCCAGTTATATAATTGGCTATAGTAATAATTTGATTAGCTGATCTTACATACTCTGCTTCTTGTCCTATTCCAAACTCTAAGAAGTAACGATAGTACAGATCGTACTCTCGGGCAGTGAGAGAGTCTTTTAGACTACTCATTGGTATCCCAAGCTCGAGTGAGAGAGCTACTTCGAATCTTTCCATCCGATCTAGCCTCTCAACTTCACTCATGCTTCTGCTGCTTCTTTGTCTTGGTTAAGACCTGATAACCCGAGGATAGCCTCAGAGATAGTGTTCAGGTCTGTTACCGACATATTTAATAGATTACTTTCATCGTTCTTAGCGAACATTCTCTTACCGTCTTCGTTGATAACACCGTGGATGATGATAGTGGCAGCTGCTTTCAGCTCCTTACCTTCTCCTAGTTTTCTCATTTCATCGATAGCTGCTGCAGATAGTTCTTGAATTTGAACTGATCCGCCCCAGTTTTCTACTTCGACAGTGCCTTGGTTAAGCGAGTATGACTTAAAAATATCTTGTTTATTCATTCTATAATTTCCTTATTTTATGTATTAATTATGGAATTCATTACCATTAGAGAGGGAACTCTGGGGTGGGGGAGGAAGAGTCCCCTCTGTAATGATAACGAATCGATAAATAAACCCCTCTCGGAAAAAGAGAAGGGTCCATTTTCAGACGATATTAACCGCCTGTAGCGAAGTGCTCAGCTCCATCAACTACTAGTGTGGTTGAAGCTTTTGCAACGTCGTCGAACGCAGTGTCGATAGAGAATGATGATACGAAACCATCAAAAACTACTAACTCTGAGTTAGCTGCAGTAGCATCAGCAGAAGGTTTCCACTTGATACCGAAAGTAACTGCATTACCGTTAGTAGCGTATTCACGCATCTTCACGTGAATGAAGTTACGAGGAGCCCAGTACAACTGTGCGTCCATTGAACCACCGTCCAACTGACCACGCAATTTACCCTTGAATACTTTTCCGAATTCAGGTGTATCAATCACAGTAGCTTCGTTTGACAATGTGCCAATTTCTGCAACTAAAGGAACTTGCGCTCCAGTGAAAGTTAGCTTAGCTTCTAGAGCTGTAGCTGACGCAATGTCAGCTGCTGCTAGAGTGATTGAGCTAGCTGTGTCGTTCTTAAAGTTTACTTTAAGACCTGTGCCGTCTACGATGTAAACGCTTGCACCTGCTGCTACTGAACCAGCTGCTGCTGCAGTTGAAGCGTCAGCAAAGAAACTTCTGATTTGTGCGTCAGTAGGTGTCTCACTTAATGTCTCAGGACCAATGAATAGTTCTGAGAACGATGTAACGAATTTATTATTAATCGCCATTTTATATTCTCCTTATTAGGTTGTTCTTATTAACTTGTGTAGTAATCGTAAATATAGTCGAGGTTATAACTTAGATACCCATCTTCATCATCTGAAACTCTCCTAAGAGAGCCATTCTTGATGTAGAGAGTTCCACCATTTCCTGTGCCACTGTCTCCAGCAGTATACCCCATGAAATCATCTATCTCATCTGCCATATCTCTGACATTTTTAGTACCAGAACCATGAGGTGAAAAGAGTTTAACTCTGATCACTCCAGATTTCAGGGAAGACTTGTTGCCGAACTCATGGTTGATGTTGTTAGCATCTTCAATGACTAAAATAGCCCAAGAGCTACCATTAGGTTGTTCAATTTTTCTTCCTTCTAAAAACACAGGAAAAGAAATAGATCTCATAACTGATCCATCTTTTAAAAGACGAGTTTCAATTATTTGTCTGACTGAATCATACATATTATCTTCTCCTATTAGCCCTAGCTGCAGCAATTGCAGGAAGGGTTATTCCAGCAGGGGCTTGGGTCTTAGATCTTCCATCCTCCAGAGCTTGTATATAATGTAATCCATTTGATATAAAAACTGTGGGAAATTCTCCTAAATCTAAATTAGGAATAGATGGAGGACTCGTAGCCTCTGTGGTTGTGTCATCTGGAGTATCTGTAGATATGTTCCAGTTAGCTCTAGCTCTACCTGTTTTTACTGGTGTTTTTTGAATCACTTGAGAGAACAGCTCAAAGGCAGTAGCCTTGAACTCTAAAGCAGAAGAAGTTTCAACATCCTCTACTACAACTCTTCCCAAATTTTCTAATTTTATCTTCTTAGTAGCCATTACTTTCTCCTCAACGACACTTGATATATAGTATCTTGTGGAGCCAATTCGAAAGAATCGACTTTCCAATTAGAACCATTAATAGTAAACACTTGGTCTACTCTTAAGTCGAATTCCAATCTTGATGGGATGATAATTAGTTTCATACCTATTCCATACTTCTCGCCTTGCTTATCTGAATTATCTTCAGAGAGAGCTACAGCCTTAAAGACATAAGTCTTTGTAGTTGTGTTAGAATAAGTTCCAGTGATAGGGTCATAATTACTTATAGATTCAGAAACATCTGTATAAGAAATATCTTGATACAGACCTTGAGCCTCTAGAATAGAATCTGTCTGACTCATTATTTTTACAAAATCCATAGCCATATATTAACTCCTTATGATAGATGTAGTATATGCTCCTTTCACAGATTCGTCAAGTTCAGTTACTTCAGCAAGGAAATCCTTGATGATGTGATAAACCTGGTGAGGCATATCTGTTACGTAACTTGCTTCTTCTCTGAAGGATAAACTAACTGCTCCTCCACCCAAAGACAGGTTAGATAGTTGATCATTATATTGAGACACCTCATTCTTCCCTGAGTCTGCTCTAGCAATCAAGTAATTAGCCAACTCAGCAGTCGCATCAATTAAGAAACGAGGAACTGAGTTCTCATCTAAATACTCAAAAGTAGCATTAAGGGGTGAATCGTAGTCTAAATGTGTGATACTTCCATCATAACCTTGACTTAAAGAGAGACGGTTAGGAACATACAGTCGTGGCCAAGACAATGCTTGACTAATCTCTGTGGGTGTTCCTATCCATTTCTGTCGGTGAAGGATATCAGTAGCATGGTATAAAGCAGAATTCTTAGTATCTTCGTCGACGGCTGATCTCCAACCTGAGTTGTTGAGCCTTCGAGCATGGTAATCATCTGCTTCGATAAGGTCACAGAAACTGTTGTACTCTACTTTTCCTTCTGTAGTGTCCTCTTGATACCTTAGTATCTCAGGTACTTCAAATTTATGCATCTGTAAACCTCCTATATTTTACTGTACTATTAAGATAATTGTCCTTTAACTAAACCTAACTCTGAGAAGTTAGCTAAACCACAGTACCACTTAACACGTGTGATATCTGCATCAGCGTCTTCACGAGCACCTAGTTTCTGAACTTGTAAGCCAGAAGCATTCTTAGCTGTAAGACCAGAGATACCGTGCTGCATAGAACCATCATCAACAGTACCAGCGTAAACTTCCATACCAGAGATAAAGTCGTTACGGTAAATTGGAACACCACGGTATGCTTGTACTTTCATTACACCACCAGAAGAATTCTTAACTTCCATTACAGTGTCAAATGCAGAAGCACCGTTAGCACGGATACCTTTAGTGAACTCACGAACACCAGCAGAAGACATCATGATGTAATCAATCATGCCATCTTTATCTTCAACAGAGTCAATCATTAGATCTAAGTAGTCTAAGATATCTGTTCCAGCAGCTTTAGTAGCTAAAGTATTGCCAGCAGTAACTAGAGCGTTAACTCCGTCAAAACCAGTCCAACCATTAGCAATAGCAGAAGCAGCATTATATGCAGCAACACCATTAGCAGTCAGCACTTCAGAACCAGAAGATCCAGAAGTCACAGCACCAGTGTAAGTAACATTGTTGATGTTAAATGCTAGTCCAGCAGCCTGACGCTTAGCAAGAGTTGATAAGTCAGCTTGAGAGATAACAGTATCGATATCTGCTGGCATAGATGCACCAGAAGAAACTGCTGCTTGGTTTCCTGTGATCATAAGATCCATGAAACGACGACCAACACCTTTAGCTTTAGTAGCAACTTGTACTGCAGTAGCATCGTTGTAGTCAGAACCAACAGCCTGAATTAGACCGTTAACTTGAGCATCACCAATGATAGTTGTCAACTCAGTTGAGTGACGAGTGAAAGTTTGTGGATTCTTATTGATTCCAGTTGCACCTGTATTCAATACATCAACTAGAGTCTTAGGATCTGTTGCACCTTCACGAGTATACGCTAGAGCGTTACCTTCAATGCCTTTAAACGGTAATGCTTGGTAAAATTGATTTACAGTTACGATCGAGTCGATAATGCCTTTAATTAGCATATCATTTGTTAGGTCACGTTGTGTACCTAGAGTTAAACCTGCCATAATATTTCCTTATATTATATTTCCACAGAAGTGGAAGAGTTAAAATTTGTCTCTTTTGAGACTTTCCTTA